TGCGTGAGGACCGCCCCAAAGCCGAGCACGTGTGCGCCCAGTGCGGGGAGGCTTACAGACGGTCGCCCAGCGGAGCTGGCAAGTATTGCTCGCGTGATTGCTATGACATCGCGCAGAAGAACACGGCTGCGGTGGTGTTCACGCGAGTCGATCAATCCGGAGGGGTGGACGCGTGTTGGCCATGGACCGGCCCAGTTACCAAGTGGGGATACGGTCGGGCAACACGTGCGCACCGAACCCACAACGCCCACCGGCTGGCATATGAAGCCACACACGGCCCGGTTGCGACGGGGCAAGTCGTGATGCACACCTGTGACAACCGGCTCTGCTGCAACCCGGCCCATCTCAAGGCAGGCACCCAGCGCGAAAACATGATCGATATGCACAGCAAGGGACGCAGTCGGCACCAGAAGGCCGCCCATTAGGCGTCCTCACCAATCAGTACGCCAGAAATGGCCAGACTTCCGTTCGGATGTTCGCTACGTATATGGAGCTCGGCATCCTCCAACGGGGCAATCAGCCCATTGCGTTCCGCGCAGGACAGGCCATCCTCCGCGCCATATGGTTCATCGTGTGTTGGCGAGTCGAAGCACTGGATCCGATCGACGACGCCCGATTCCCGGTACCCGGCCGCCGAGGCGTAGCCGAAACTCGCCATGCTCTCGGTCCGGGCAATCGTCTGCGCGCGGCTGCCCGTCCAGCCGTTGAAGGTCTGCTCGAGCTCCGCGGCGATCTCGTCTGTCGTCTTGCCGTCCTGTCCGGCCCGGGTGATCACGTCCTGGATGACCGAGCGCGTCTCGTCGGTCACCTCGGTGACGCGCTGGGCGAGGAGTTCCCGCGCCTGGTCAAGGTTCGGATTGGCGAGATCGAAGTCGAGGTCGACGCCGAGCTGCTCGTTGATCGCGCCGTACGCGGTGTCCCCGGCGAGCTGGTAGAGCTTCGTGAGAATGCGGTCGAGCTCGGCCTCCTCGGCCGCCCAATCGATCGCCGCGTCGTAGCGCTCCGACGGCCCGGTCGTGGCGAGCCCCTGCCGGAGCTTCGGCACGAGCCGCTGCCCTTGCGCCCGGAAGAACGCGCGGATGCTCGGCTCTCGCGTATTCGCCACTTTTCGGATCAGCTTCCGCGAGTTGATCGCCTTCGCATACCGGCCCGCGTAGCCGCGGCCGCGTGTGGTTGCCGAGAGCGCCTTCAGCTGCGGTGGCGGTTCCTGAGCGGGCGGCGGCGACTGCGCGGGTTCCGGCTCCGGGATCGGCTGATCGACCGGCACGACCTCGACGGCGAAGCTCCGGCTGTAGTAATCGTCCGTCTTCGGCACGGGGATGCCGAGCTCCCGCAGCGCCATGTGCTGGCTGAGGATGCCGGCGCCGAACGCCTGGATCACCCAGGGTGCTTTCGCGTTCCGATCGTCCTGCAGCGCTTCGATGTCGCTCGTGTCGAACTCGAGCGCGAGCCGTTCGCTGCCGGGGAACTCGGCAAGCAGATCGAGCGACAGGACGCCGTCGAAGCGGGTCCAGAGGGGGATGATCGTCTGCCGGTAGAGCTTCGCCTCATCGACCTCGGCGTTAGCGCGGCTGTCGCTGTGCTGGAGGCCGACACGGATCTGGGCGACGCTCGCGGGGATGCCGAACGCCTGGACGATCGCGAGCTCGGAGAGATCGTGCAGATCGACGTAGGCCAGTTCGTTCATGTCGAAGCCGAGCCGGACGATCTCCTTGATCGCCTGCATGTACGCCGGCCGGGTCGCGTTCGCGAGTCCGCCGCGGCGAGCGACGAACGCGTCGAGCAGCGCCTCGATCTCGGTCTGCGTGAGCTTCTTCGCCTCGGGGTCGGGCACCAGGCCGTACATCGGCACGGCGCCGGTTTCCATCATGCGCTTGAGGAAGTCGCGCATCTCGTTAGAAATCGCGATCTCACGTAGACACGCCTCGAGCGGTCCCATGCCGTAGGCCGATCCGTCGGGGGTGTCGGCCCAGGTGAAGACGAGCACGTCTTCCGCGCGCAGCTCGAAAGGCGCCGGGATGCGCGGGACGCGGTACTCCCAGTCGTGCCGACCGTCCCGACGCTTCTTCGCCTTGAGCCAGGCGGACTGCAACGGCCAGAGACCGATGACGTTGCCGAGCCGGTCGCGTTCCTTCTCGACGACGCAGAAACCGGCCATCGCCGTCCGGATGCCGATCGCCGACCAGAACGCGGCTTCGTCCATGAGCGGGTTGGGCCGCTTCATCAGGACCCGCATCGGGTGATCGTCGACGTGCTCGCCGTCCTTGGCCTCGTCGACGACACGGACCTTCGCGGTGCCCAGCGCGTGGGCGATGATGTTGGCGCAGCGATAGACCAGTGCCAGGCGGTTGTACCCGATGTTGGCGGCGCGCTCCGGATCCCACTTGGGCCACGTTGGTTTGGTCTGGCCGAACGGCGGCATGGCCTGGGCGGCGAGCGCGAACGCCTCGACCGGACCGACCGCGTCGAGCGTGGTTGGCACGGACGCGTGCGCCAGCGGAGCGGGAACCACCGGCTCGTAGCGGACGATGGACCGGATGCTGTCGAGAATGCCCATCAGTGCAGCGCCACCTCCGGCCGGGGATGCGTCAGTGCGTGCCAACTCCAGAAGGCCGCGTCGACCAGGTCGAACGGCTTGCGCAGGAGGTACCGCCGGAGGCCCTTCTCGAGCGGATCGTGGGTTCCGATCACGTGGATAATCTCGCCACGCTCATAGGCAGAGAGCATCTGGTTGGCCCGGTGCGCCTTCGGACCCACGGAGCCCGCCTTTGCCTGCCGGAACTCGAGCATGGGTTCGTCTTCGGGGATCAGCCCTTCCTCGACGAGCTTGCGCCAGGCCAGTTCGTAGGTGCTCTCCCACGTGTCGCCGCCCTGATCGGTCTCGACACCGACGCAGGACGCCTTGAGATCGCGGGCCTTGAGGATCGCGCGCCGCAGCACGTCCGCCGGCGACGTGCGGTGCTCCCAGGAGAAGAGCCGGTAGAGCAGGCCGTCCACACCGAGACCATCCGCCTGGATGCCATGGGCGTCGCTCTGGTCGGTGTCCGTGACGGCGGGATCCACCCAGACCTGCACGTCCTCGAGGACCGGCACCTCGTCCCACCGGCAGTGCCGGAAGACCACGTGTCCGAAGATGCCGCCGTCCATCACCGCCACGTCGTGCTGCTTCTCGGCGAGGAACGCCGTCTGCCCCATGTCGTCGAGGTCGGTCTGCAGGTCGGCGATCGACTTCGCGGGCCAGGTGCTCTCGCCGGCGGTGATGGCTGCCTTGGTCTTGCCGTCGACCTCCCGATGCTCGATCACGAGGCCCTCGATCGCCGGGTGCGGTCCGGAGACGATCCGATCGGCGAGGAAGTCGGCGCGGCCGTCCGCCAGACGGGCGACGATGCCGTCCTCGTGGATGAGGTTCTGGGCAACCAGGACCGCGGCGTGCGCGGCACGGGCGGGCAGCAGGCTCTTGGTCAGGGTGGCGATCTTCTTTGTGACGGTGCCCGGTGAGTCGAGCAGTTCGTCGACGTCGTCGACGATGATCAGGTCCGGCCGGTCTTCGTCCACCTTAGCGCCGCGGGCGGCGGTGTCGAGGCCGATCGCGTCCAGCGTGAAGCCGTCCGACGTGCGCAGGCGGTTGCGGCGCCAGCCGTCGCTGTTCCCGTACTTGCCAAGCTTGCGCTTGCTGGTAGCCGGGAAGTGCCGGGCGAACGCCGGCGACTCGAGCATGCCGGCGACGTTCTTCACGTGCGTGTCGGCCTGGTCCTGAGTGGCGCAGACGTAGAGGGCGTATCGGCGCTTGCCCCGGGCGGCGAGCATCGCGGCCGCGACCTCGGTGCTGGTGCTCTTCGCGAAGCCGCGCGGCCAAATGGCGACGAACGGACGAGCGGGCGTGCCCGACTCGATAGCCCAGACCCACTGCCAGAATGCGACGTGATATGAGGCATATGGTGGCCAGAGGTAGCCGGGGAAGACAGCGGCGATCCAGCCGGCCCAGTCGTCGGGCGGCGGCGTGGCCGCCTGCTGGCGCCGGCGGATGCGGACGGCGGC